CCGTTGTGGTTCACGCCGGTGATCTTGTAGCCGGTCGCGGTGTGCAGCGCGGTTCCGAACGAAACGTAGGTGCCCTGTCCGATGTCAGCAGCCATTGGTCAACTCTCCGAGTGGGTGATCTCGACTGTCAGGTCCGTCCGGTAAATGGGCGTCTGGTCGCCGGGGTTCGCTGGCTCTTGCTGGTCGTTCTCGTCCTTGACCGTAACGAGCCGAACCGCCGGCGTGCTCTTGAATTGTAAGGCTGACCGCACCGCACGCCCGAGGTTGCGGCAGTCCACCAGCCGCGTCGAAATGCACGACACCGTGTACGTCGTCCGCGTGATCCCGGTCACCCCCCGCATGTGCATGTACGGCCCACGGCTGGCGTCCTGGCGGTCGATGACCAGGCACGGCAGCGTCGTCCCCTGCGGAGCCTGGACGGCGTAGATCCGCGAGCCGACGGACGCTGCGATGTCGGCCGAGACCGACAGCAACTGCAGCAGGGACTCGTCGATGAACGTCGTGGCTGGCATCACTTCCCCTTGGCATCGCGGCGGGCGTTCTCGGCTTCAGCCTTCGCCACCGCCCGGCCGAGTTCCTGAATCAGTTCGTCCCTGATCCGCGGCAGCGTCCTGTCCGCCCACTGGCCGAACTTGCCCGTGCCGGGGACGGCAGCCACCTCGGGGAAATAGGCAGCCCCGCCCCCTTCCGCCCCAATTAGGGCCACCTTGCCCATGAGGTACGGGTACTTCTTGGCCATCGTCATGGGCACGCGAAGCATGGATGCGTTCTTCGGCTTGCGGACCTTCACGCCGTTCTCGATCCACCAGGCGTGGTAGCCGAGCCCGCCCTTCTTGAACTTGTCGCCACGGCGGAAACCGAGCACGGCCGTCTGGGTCTTGCCGCGAACCTTGGCTTCCGTGAGCACGCCCACCGACCGCTTCAGGTTGCCCGTCGGACCCTTGGCAACCAGGGCTTTCACCTCGGGGATATACGGCTTGGTGACCTTGTTTACGCTGGACCGCAGGTACTTTTTCTGCACGCCGATCCGCAGCCCATCAAAACGCTTGAGCACGTCCGCGATGTCCGACGCACTGGCGCTGACTTGAAAGCTCATCAGTCCGTCACCTCCGACACCAGCAGTTCGTGCTCGGCCCGGTAGCCGCGCTCGACCACGCTGGTGATCTCGAACGTGCGACCCTCGCAGACGATCCGCATCTTGGCTTTCAACCCCGGCGTGTAGTGCAGCATCACCTTGTGGGTTACGTCGGAGCCGGTCGCCATGGCCGACACGCTCTCTGATCCCGACAGCGGCATGATGCCCACCCACCGAGTAGCGAACGTCGCCCACGACAGGATCGGCTCGCCGATGGCGTTGGCCGACTCGGTCGGAGTCTGGATCGTCGCCAGCCGGTTGAGCGTGCCCGTCTTCATGTGCCGACCACTACCACCGTGAAACTCGCCGTGCCTGAGTAGGCCGAGACGTTGAAGCCAGCCGTGCCACCGCCCCGGGCATCCGACAACGCCACCCGGCTCGCGGAACTGATCGCTGCCCCCGACCCGGTCGCCTCGGCACAGCGGGCCGCAGCCGACGCCGCAAAGGCAAACCGGTCCACGGTCGCGAACGACACGAGCGAACCGTCGGCGTCACGGTAGGTGCTGGGAGCCACGGCAATCGCCACGGCGGCCGTTCCGCAGGTGCCGGCGATGATGGCCACCTTGCCGGTCGTCTGGCTGTCCGTGCTCGTCAGGGCGAGCCGCTTCACGGCCTGGACGCCGTCGCTGGACGCCGAGTCGGTGAACCCCACGTCAACGGCGATCCGTCCCTCGATGCTCATGCGTACTGCCTCCAGCGGAGGTTGGCCAGCAGGGCCGATACGGCGAACTCAAGTTCCTTGGAGATGCTGCCGACGAGGACTGACTCCCGGTTCGCGTACCAGAAACCCACCAGCATCTTGATCGCGTGTTTGGCCGGCGTCGGCACGTTCGCCGCTCCGCCGTAGCCGGCCAGGTACGTCACTTGCACGCTGTTGTCGTCGAGCCGCACGCTCGGCCAGTTCTCCAAGTACTTCGGGTAAACGAGCGAAGGGACGTGGTCGCGGTCCAGGCGGAACTGCTGCGTTCCGGACTGCGCCCACGTCAGTGTCTGCGTGGTGCCCCCCTGGTCCACGTATGAAATAGTCACCGTGGCGCTCGCGGCCGTCGCGTTCAGGCGGACGGGCGGGCGCGGAAGCCCAATCCGCAAGTCCACGAAGTCGTCGAACGCCACGGTGTATTGCTTGTCGGCGAAGGTGCGGTCGCAGTAGTCCTCGCACCAGGCGGTCGCCGTGTCGATCAGCACGCCGATGTAGTCATCGTCGGTCGTCATATCGACGATCCGCAGATGCTCCTTGGCATCCGCCACCGACACAGGCCGATCGCCTACCCCGCTGGCCGTCGCAACGATGAGCGACCGGTAGTTGCTACTTGCCCGCACGGCGTCGCCTCCCAGCCTTGGCGTAGGGTGCCTCGGCTCGCTCGACCTCCTGCGGCTCGTCAGCCACGGCGAAGCGGATCTGCGGCTGCTCGTTGCGGACGGCGTAGCCAGACCGCACCAGCATGTCGGCCAGACCGCCGGTCACGTCAACCACCTGGCCCGTCTTGTAGGTGCGAACCGGACGGGTGATCCGCACCGACACCGTGGGGTATTGCGTGCTCATCGCCAGACGTTCTCCGGGGGCTGGCCGCCGCGATCCCAGAAGTCGCCGGGGTGCTGGAGCAGCGGCTGCATGTTGTGGTCGGGCCACTTGAACCAGACCTCGGCATGGCCGAGGGCAACCCGCGGGCAGACGCCGATCTTCACGCCAGCCTTCTGGGCGGCAACCCAGTAGTGGATGTCGTCGTCCATCCGGCCGTCTTCCCACCTGCCGGCCTCGTTTGGCACCCCGAGGAACCACGGATGCGGCATCTTCTGCAGGGCCGACGCACGGATCAGCGTGAACCCGAAGTGTGCCGTGTTGCACGGCAGGATGTTGTGGTAGACCAGCGTGTCTTTTGTGATGTGCCCGAGCCGGCTGCCGTCTTCGCCGTTCATCGTGAACAGCGGCTCGTCGTGCCGCCGCTTCATCTGCACCGCAGCGACCACGTCGTAGTCCGACGCCGTCGCGTAGGTCAGCAGACGAGGTAGTGCATCCGGCTGGAAAATGCTGTCGTAGTCCAGCGTCAGAATCCACAGCGGCGGACCGTCAGGCTCCGGGTCGTTCTCGATCATGTCCGTGAGGACACGCTCGAGGCACTGGCCCCAGAAAGCCCCCTCAAGCCGCACGGGTGCGACGCCGTAGGGGATGAGCCCGCGGGGCCAGCAGAACATGTGGTCTTGCCAGCCCAGCCTCGGGACCGACATCGCGCAATGCACGCGAACCGGCCCCGAGCCAGTATTCAGCACAGCCGGCTTTATGCCGGCGATGGGTGAAGCAGCCGCGCCCACGGCAACCTCCTTCGAGTTGTCGAACTACTTAACCAAGGACCACGCGGTTGGTGACGTTCGCGTCCGACGCCGAATCGACGCCAGACTCGCCGCGGCCCAGCCGGGCCGCCACCACCACCGTGTTGTTGCTCGCGTTGCTCGTCGCAGACGAGCTCGGCGTGACCGAGACCTGCACGTAACGCTTGAGGCCCTTCGTGCTGACCTCGAACCGGCTGACGTTGACGGTCGCCGTGTTGCCGACGCCAGCCAGCGTGTAGTCCGTGTTCTGGATCAGGCTGGCGATCGTGCCGTAGCTGCCGTCCGTGTCGCTGTGCTTCAGCGAGACCACGCTCGGGGCCGCCGTGTTGGCGATCGAGCGGTAGCCCACGTCCACCGACAGCGAGTCGTAGCCGAGGCAATCGACCGCCACGGTCAGCGTGCTGGCCGAAGCGAGACCCGCAGCGTCCGTCAGGGCGACCACGGAACGAGAGTTGGCGAGATGGTTCACGGTTCAGGGTTCCTTGATGGTGCTGGTTGTCAGAGGATGAGGGCCACGACCGGACCGGCGGTGTTGGCGTCGCCAACGTCCGAGGTGACAGCGTCGTAACTGCAAGTCGCTTGCAGATAAGTCTGATCGAACTCGATGTACCGGTCGGTGGACGCCCGTACAGCGACCTGCCGGCGGAGGGCGAAGTGGCTGGACCGCTTGAGGTCACCGAAGAGGGCCACGCACTGGCCGGCCGACGCGGTCTTCCGCATGACGTTGTTGAAGAACACCGGCCAGCCCATGAACACCGGCCGACGAACGCCGTCCACGATCTCGTTGGCCAAGGCACCGTTGCCGCCGAGGGCCAGCGACTGCATCGCCAGAGCGTGCATCTGCGGGGTGGTGTACCAACCGCAGGTCGGGCTCTGCGAAGCGTATGTCGGCAGCTTGGCGATCGTGTTGGCGAAGTCGTCCACCGTCAGGCCGGTGACCGCCGTCTGGGTCGAGTCGTGGATGCCGGCCGTCAGCGTCTCGTTCTCGAACTTCCACTGGATGCCGCGGATGCCGCCGTAGAGGCTGGCCCCGGTCCCGATGAAGCCGTCTTCGTCGATCCGCAGGGCGATCGCCAGGGCGAACTCCTGAGCAACCAGCCCGGCCAGGTCGATGGCCGAGTCGTCGATCAACTGGTTGGGGACGCGGGTGCCGACCCTGACTTCCTTGCTGGAGAGCAGGACGTTGTCGGTCGCCATGTCCGTGACGGTCGTCTCGGCATTGGCACCGGTGTGGTACGCGGTGTTGCCGGCGGTCCGACGCGGGATGTAGAGCGTGTCGCTCGTCATCGTCAGGTTGTTGGCCTGGGCGGGGAACGCACCGTAGGACTCAACGAGCCGGATGACCGTCGAAGCGAAGGTGTCGGGGATGAACACGCCGCCCTTGTTGTTGTCGTTGGGCGACAGGGCGCGAGCCTCGACGTGCTTCTCGTACCACGACCGATCCTCGGCACGGCCGAGGACGTAGCCGCGAATCCAGCGGCCGCAGGCTTCGGCGTCCGAGGACGACCGGAACATCGTGGCCTTGCCGCTGTCGCGGGAAGGACGGGCGACCGGCTCAACAGCCGCAACCTCGACCGGCTTCGCGGTCGCAGCCACCTTGCCGCGGAGCGACGTGATCCGCTCGGCGATGGAGTGCTCGCGGGCAAGCTCGGCCTCAAGACGCTCACCTTCAACGGCGAGCTTCTCCATCTCGGCGGCCTGCTCGGCGGAACGGTCCTCGACGGCCGAAAGGTCGGCGAGCATCGCAGCCACAGCGGCGGCGCGGTCCTGAAGCTTCGAGAGTTGAGTGGCCATCCGTGGCGCTCCGTAGTTGGTGAACGGTGACAGTCCGTGTCTGCCGTTCACACTACGAGAGC